ATGGAGTTAGAAGATGTTCTTGAAGAGTATTTGTACCATTGTATGGCTAAAGGTTATTCAAATAAGACAATGATCAATAAAAGGCAAGAATACAAGCAGATAAAACAATTCCTTAAAGAAAAGCGTGGAATATCGGAACTAGAAAGTATTACTACTTACGATTTAAAGGCTTACATAAGGGAAAAGCAGAAAGCAGGATTACAACCACAAAGCATTGTTTCCATGTGGAAAATGGTTGCTGCATTCTTTAATTGGTGTGAAAGAGAAGGCTATCTCAAAGAGAGTATTATTAAAAAGGTCGACATTCCAAAGGTTCCAAAGAAAGTGTTGAAGGGTTTCACTGTTAAGGACGTTCAAGAAATGATTGATGCATTTTCCTTTAGGAACTATATTGAGACACGTAATAAAGCTATTATCGCAATGTTAGCGGATTGTGGTCTAAGAGCAATGGAAATCAGAGGGTTACAGTCCGTAAATGTGAAGGATACTACTATTTTAGTAAATGGAAAAGGTAATAAAGAACGGATTGTTTTTATTAGTCCGGCATTGAAACGGATCTTAATAAAGTATGAGCGAATCAAAAAGCAGTATTTTAAAGAAAAAATCATTCAAAATAATTATTTTTTAACCTATACAGGAACCGGAATATCACATGTAGGATTGGATAATGTCATAAAAGAGGCTGGAAAGAGGGCAAGTATCACCGGGAAGAGGGTTAGTCCACATAGCTTTCGTCATTTCTTTTCAGTCCAAAGCCTTACTGCAGGCATTGATGTGTATAGTCTTTCGAGGCTTCTCGGACACGGTGATATATCCGTTACACAGAGGTACTTGCAATCCTTGAGTGATGATCAATTGTTAGAAAAAGCAATATCATCAAGCCCATTAATGAATATAAGTAGATAAAAAAAGCTCATCCAATTAATGACAATTATTAATAAGAAAGAACTAAAAATAAAATTAAAAGACGCACCCACGCCAATGGGTACGCCTAGCTAAAAAATATCCGATAAATAAATTTTAGCAAAAAAATTGACTTGTGACAAGTCTATTTGTCATGCAATTTTTTTGGGCAAGCGTCTCTCAAGGGAGAGATAATTTTGAAATCAGGGAATATAGAGACATTTGCACATTACTCACATTTTAATAATGTGCGTTTATTTAATAATGCACTTGAACAATGGTTATTAGATATTCATCAAAACAAATTACTAACAAAGTCTGAAATTATTGCGCTAAAGCAGCTATCTAAATTTGCATGTAAATATCCAGGTGTTTCAAATGTGAAGATTGGAACGCTTCTTTCAGCCTGTTTTGAAAAAGGAAAGGAAATTAGCAGATCCACTTTCGAGCGTATGTTGAGGAAAGCAAAAGCTATCGGTCTAATTAATGTGATTAATACCATGAAAAACGGTAGAAAGGGTCATAACGTTTATGTTTTCTTGCCTTATTCCCCAGTTACTGATTCTCTATCTAATCAGTCTGAAGTATTGAAAGATGAGAAAATTGAAGTATTAAAAGAAACTGTTAATCCTTCTGAATCTAACAACAAAAATAATAATAAACGTACTATAGCGCTTGATTACGAATTTGTATCTGATCGAGTTCCACAAGAATTTGTATCGCTAACCAAATATATCTTCAATGACTTCAAAGTGATCGAGAAACTATGGTCAAAAGTAAGCATAGCAGCCTATAAGCATTGCTATGAGAATGACCCAACACTTATCCTTGATATCGGTTTAAGTAGCCTAAAACAGCTTATAAGAGCCCTAAAAGTAAAGCAAGTACGGGATAAGTATGCCTATTTTTATGGGACTCTTATCAAGAAATTCCAGGATCAATACTTTAAGGAATTATTTATACTTGGCGAATCTAGACAATAAAAAAGACGGATCATTTTCCGTCTTCCTTTCCATGTTCAATTGCTAAAATATCATTAAAATCATTTATTTCTAAAGTTTCCATTACTTTAAGTAAGTTTGATAATTGAATCCGGTCATACTTGTTATTGATTAAATGACTTACTGTAGCTTCACGTAATCCTGAATCTTCAGCAAACTCTTTTTGATTTTTGTTCCTGTTTTTAAGGTGTTTATCTAGTGTAACAATAATCCTTTTCCCCATGTACCAACGACTCCCAATGTCTCATTTTCTTTATTGTATCATTAAAAATAGTGTAATTTAAGTATTGACTATAATTACGGATTACTGTAATGTGTAATTATAGAAGTGAGACAAGCTGAAAGGAGGGACAAGCTCTGAAACAGGTTAAATTCTTCTTGGATTTAGGATATAAACATTTCACATTGCCAGCATTGCTACTCGATGAAAAGGAAGAAGAACTGTTTGTAATTTATATTAATGAAGATTTTGTTTGGTTAGCCAAGGTTGAATTGTTAAAAGAAAACATTTATAAAACTGAAGAAGTTACAAGGGGTTTAGGTGAAAGTAATGGGCATAGCAATACAGACTTCGAGTTTCTTCAAAAGGTTGTTGACCACATGAAAAATATGTCTGTGCTCGATTATGTGAAGAATAATCAGTACGAATTTGATTTTGAACACTTTAATGTTACAGAAGGTATTCAATAACAAAAAGGCTCTCTGGATGGGGAGCCTCAAAAAATAAAAACTAAGTCACAATATGTGACAGGGGGAGCTACATAAAATGGAGAAATTTATTAACGGACAAGTATTGGTGGATCTTTTCACATTATCTAAGATGGGGAACCAAGAGTTCAAGGATCAATTTGAAACATTTATCACTGCAGAGTTAGCACTTGTTATGCCAGATGGAAGCAAAAGGGTATTTGAAATAGGGGAAATCCTAAAGGCAGAATTTCAGTCATTTGATGAACACGGTATTGAAATTATCGAAGATGCTGATCAAGTTCTTTAATTCGGAGGCTAATATGAGAATCATAGCTAGGCATTGGTTGAGTTTATCGGATGAAGAGAAAAGTCGTATGTTGATGTGGATTACAAAACATAAATAATGATAATAGTGATGTCTAGCTGCTAATAAAAGTTAGCAGTTTTTCTTGTCGGAAATTGACGAAACTATTATCACTAAAAAACCTTGCCAGATTTCAATAAATCAATATAATGGAGAGTGAAAAGGAGGGAAATGCAAAATGGGCATAACCATATTCGGTATACCTTAGTTTGTTGTGATTCAGTTGATTGTTCTTTGATAATTCAATATGCACCATTGCTTAATTCATAGTATATAGATTACGTTGTGAAAAATCAACAACAAATTTAAAGAAATTGATTTTTTTAATGAGATCCACATATGGAACTACCTACAAAGTGTCGGTATGTAAAGTGTACGATGTCGTACTATTCGTAATCAAATACTGATTTTATAGGAATATTTTAGGGAGGTGAAATCATGGACTCAACTTTAACACGTAACCAATTCTTTTACTGTTACAACAAACACGTATCTGATTTCCTAACAAGTCAGGGGGTAAATTACATCCATATCGCAATGGAGCCAAAGAGTCAGAAGCTATACTCTTTGTACCACATCACAGATCAGTTGCAGGAATCGCTTAAATTATATAAGTTAAACAAATAATCTAATACAAACAAATTCAAATGAAATAATCGGAGGTATGTCAATGAATGATAGTGATAAAAAATCCTTATTTGTAAAAATCCCAACTGGAATAGTAAGGAATGAGGTTCATTGTTTATCAAATGATGAATTTGTAATGTATGCTCGACTTTGCTTCTTGTACTTTCTAGGATATCAGGATAAAGAAATTGAAATTGATCATAAAAAATTAATGCGTTTTCTTAAAATCAATGATACACGGACATTTAAAAAAAGGTTAAACAGCTTATATAAAATAGGTTTAATCCTAAATCAAGTTAATACTTTACCAACAAAAGGAACTATGACCTTAATATTTAACGAAGAAATATACAATAACGATGACCATTTTACGAAAATGTCTACAAGAATCTTTGACTACTGGAGAAATGATCAAATTGACGAATACGCTTTTAGGCAGGTTTTTTATTATAAAAGTCATATCAACATGAATGATAAAGAAAGGGATAGAAGTTATTGTTTTGTCGGTTATGAATTCTTGGCGAAACGGTTAAAAATTTCAAAATCAAAAGTTGAAGAAGCAAACAAGCAGTTAAAAAAGGCTAAGCTAATTAAAATTAAGAAGCATAATCTTAGCCACAACGGAGAATACAACGATAATGATGAATTAGTTTTTAACAGGTATAACAACCATTATTACGTGGCAAATGAGCTTCATTAACTTGCTAAATCATCTAAGTACTATTTATGCAGAGATAAAAATGAACGTGCAGAGGTAAAGTACTCTTAATGCAGCACTGAGGGTACAGTATATAGAAAGCAATTTAAAATAAAATATACATAATAAGATACAGTATTTTAATTCGCAAAACGAGTTTGCTCATTGAGGAAAATTTTCACCTTCCATCAATTGTTTTGTTTCTGTGTATTAGTATGTCTATTTCCAATACGAAACATCAAATTTGGTCAAGTGATAAATGTTCGTGATTTGGTGGTTTCTATGAAAAACAAATAATCTAATGTTAAGAATGGAGAAGATAAATTATATGACAAATAACAAATCAAATGTTTCCCTGGTAGATAGTTTCGTTGCAGGTCGATTCAGACAGAAGGATTACATTACACCTGATAAATATCATTACTTAATGGAAAAGTGGATTACAGATGAAATGAAAGATATCTATAAGCAACTTGATAAGAGTTTGGATTTACAGGAAAGAAATCAACTATTACACGCATTAATTAACCGCAGTCCATACATAAACGAATTTTTACAAACTAAGTATTATTGTGATCAACAAGTGAAACGTACAGTTTTACCTCAATCAGAAAATGCAGTATTTTCATCTCAATTAGGTCATATGGCTAACTTTTTACTTGATAAGTATGATGAAGTTAACGGTAAGTGGAAGGAATATACCACTTTAACTGCTTATGGTCATGAGAAGGGTAGCAAGCGTAATCTGGAAATAAGCTACGAAGATCCATCGGGCGATGAACAATTTGTAAAAGAAAAAGGTGTGGTATACGTTAATACTCTTCATGATGCTATGGGGCAGACTGGAACAAATTATCGGCTGAGTGAGGAAAAGAAACGTGAAATTAGAAAACAGTATTTAATTGCAAATTTGGATAAGTACCCTGAGCTTAAAGAGGCATATGTTAATTGGCTGGAATTTGGAAAGGCATATGGTTTCTCTGATGATTATTCCAAAGAGCAGCAAAAGCAAATACAACTTAAGCACATAGAAACGTTAAAGGGTAGTAATCATCCTTTATCATCCTCCAAGCGGTTGTATAAGCTAAGAGAAATGTATAATCACGTGGGGTATGAATTGTCGGTTATGATGAAGCAATTAGGCGATTCGATTGAAACCAAGACTTATAGTAATCCGGTCGATACAAATAATGCTGTCATTGAATTGGCAAAGGAATTAAGTTTATCTGATCCTAACCATGTGAGGGCATTATTGAGTTATCAAAGTGCAACTGGTTATGAACGTAGGTTAGAGGATTTCCCGTTGTTTAAGATGCTTTCTGATAAGCATATAGGGGATATAGACAGTCCGTTATATGAGGTAATACATAAGTTTATTAAAGTAGTAACAGAGGCTGATTTAAGCCTAATGGAACGTGAGATAGTTCACCTGATAATGAATGATACTCAAATACATAACAATCCAGCAATGGATAGAATGATTAATCCATATAAAAACATAGCGTTATACATAAACGAGAAATACAATAAGCAATTTGATAAGAGAAGTTTACTACATAACATTAATCATAAAATTGTCCCTGTGTTAGTTGGGACTTATAGAGACATAGAAAATGGAGTTACGAAGAAGAAGTGTAATAGATGTAAAGAGCATAAATTTGCATCGGAAACAAACTACGGAAAGGATAGGAAGGCGCTTAAATCCATCTGCAAGAAGTGTGCAGCGAAAAAAGAAGGAAAAAGAAAACAAATCGTTTGACTTTAGTATTAAATATAGGTTATATTTAAATATTACATAAAACTACGACAATGTATAAGATATAATTACACTACTTGTCTATTAATAATGAGAGGGTAATACCTCTCCTTCTCCCTTATCTTTGAACAGTGAAAACTGTTCTATTTTTTTGGGGAATTGAGGTTATAAATTATGTGTTATGAAGAGTTAAACTTAGTTTCAAAGTTGAAGGTGTACATGGTACTGAATGATATTAATCAGTCTGAGCTGGGGAGACTCCTGAATGTATCGCAGCCAGTTATCAGTAGAGTCTTAAATAAGACTAAACCTTCTGCTCAGCTTGAGAAACGTATACGCAAATTAATTAATGACATGAATATATAGGTTACTAAGGCATCGATCAATTAGGTCGGTGTCTTTTTGTATTTATAAATAGAATCTTAGGGGGAAGTAAAATGGCAAGAGGAAGAAAAAAATATCCGCCAAATGAAGTTGAGTTTGTTGGAGATTTAGTTTATATCCACTTACGAGGCAAGCATGGAGAGGGTAGAGTAGCAATAACCGATTTAGCTAGTTATTTAAAGTTTAATCTTGATAATTACGTATGGGTTGGTGTTAAGGGTAATAAAACTTATTATGCACATGCTCGTGATACCGAGAACAAATGTGATATTAGAATGCATAGAGTAATCTCTAGGAACACAACAAAGTACCATACTGATCACAAAGATAAGAATGGATTGAATAATTTACCTGGAAATTTACGTATCTGTGATGCGACTGAAAATAATTTTAATACAGGCACTAGGCGAGATAACACAACAGGGTATAAAAATGTTACTCGTAATGCAAATAAGTTTGTTTGCCAGGTGAGGATTAAAAAGCATAAATGGTATATGGGGCGTTATGGAACTGTAGAAATGGCTGCTGAAGCTTATAACTACTGTATGAGGTTTATATCGCCTGAGTTTACTTTGTTTAATGAGATACCTGAAGGAAGTTTGACTAGTGAACAAATAGAGCTGGTACATAATAAAGTTAATCAACAGTTGGAAAAAGTGTTTGGTAGTAAATTAGATCCTAAATTGAATGTATTTGATTATACGGATATTAAGGAAGAAAAAATAACAGAAAAGAAATTACTTAAGATTAGTTAAATTAAATAACTACATAAATTTTCCATATTCAAAGGATATACTCTTTTCTTGTCGAATTAAGTAGACAGGAAGGGAGGGTATTAAAATGACCATAGGATTATCTAAAACGGAAATCATTGCTAAATTAAATGAAAATGAAGATATAGTTTCTGACGAGTTATTTGAAAAAATTGCAGAAATTATTGTGGAAAATAACAAGAAAATTGAAAAAGAAATTACTAAAGTAGTTAGTGGAGACTTATTAAAAAAAATAAGAAGATAAGTGATTCACCAAGCAGTCCGTCAATCGATGGGCTGTTTTTTATTTTGATATGGGAGATGTTGAGAATGAAGATATTCTTTGATACTGAATTTACCGGATTACATAAGGATACAACGTTAATTAGTATTGGTTTGGTTAGTGAAGAAGGTCATACTTTCTATGCTGAAATTAATGACTATGATGATACACAAGTTGATGATTGGATTCAGGAAAACGTAATTGATAATTTAAGCATGAATCACTTAATTAAAGAAGAAAGTAAACAAACACATTCAGACGGGTCATTTAGTATGCAAATAAAGAATACTAAAGAAAATGTATCATATCGATTAGGGTACTGGTTAAGTCAATTTAATCAAGTTGAAATGTGGTCAGATTGCCTTTCTTATGACTGGATACTCTTCAATGATTTATTTGGTCATGCTTTTAATATTCCGAAGAATGTTTATTACATACCATTTGATATTTGTACGCTGTTTAAGATGCGTGAAGTAGATCCTGATATTAACCGTGAAGAGTTTGCAGGTATTAAAAACACTGAGGGTAAACATAATGCCTTACATGATGCAAAGGTGATTAAGGCTTGTTATGACAAGTTGACGAGTAGTAAGTTCTTATTGGATCAGTCTGAGAAGATGCTACGTGAAATGTTAATTAAACATACATAAGGATGGTGATTAATATGAGTGAAAATATAGACATTGATGCTCAGAGAGGCACAAAACTTGGACTAACAGGTAAGCAAATAGATATAGCGAGAATACTTGCAGATCCTACAGAAACAAGGACAATTAAGGCTATTTGTGATGACCAAGGAGTGCCAAGAAGGACGTTTTATAATTGGTATTCTAAGCCTGAGTATAAGAAGTATGTGGACAGCCTTATTGATAAATATACTGATGCTGAATTAGGTGGCATTTGGAAGGCTTTAACAAGGAAAGCGCACTCTGGAGATATGGCAGCAATTAAATTGTTCATGGAAATGAAGGGTAAGTACAAAGAGATTAAGGAAATTAAACATAACTTTGAGAATTTAACAGATGAGCAGCTTGATAACCGTCTCCAGGAGTTAATGAAGAAAGTTGGAGATAATTCTTCTATTCAAATTGACATAAAATAAGCGTTTTATCGTTACATAAAACATTTATTAAGTGTAATCTAACAGGCTAAATGTAAAAGGTTGCTATATTAAGGTTTTTATATTACATAAAATTATTACATAAAATATTACATAAAACATTTACATTAATTAATCTCTATTCTATAATGGAATTATAATCCATTATAGGGGGTATTAGTTTTGGAAACTAAAGTAATAGCTTATGCTCGTGTATCAACTCAAGATCAACATTTAGATAGGCAGCTAGAGGCTTTGCAGAAATACGGTTATAACGCATTGATTAAAGAAAAGTACACCGGAACGAAACGGGATCGAGAAGGTTTAAATGATTTAATGGATCGTGTTCAAACAGGAGATACAGTAATCGTTGAATCTATATCTAGATTAGGAAGAAAGACATTAGACATACTTAGTATTGTTGAGGAACTCAAGAATAAAGGTGTTAGATTTGTCAGTCTCAAAGAGAATATGGATACCTCTACACCTACTGGAGATGCAATGTTTAAAATGATGTGTGTTATTGCTGAATTAGAAAGAAACATGATTGCTGAAAGGGTAAAGGAAGGTTTAGAAAGTGCCAAGAAACGTGGTAAAAAGTTGGGTAGACCTAAGTTAGATAATGATAAAATAAGTGTTGCTATGCGCATGTATGACAGCAAAGACTACAGTATAAAAGAAATCATTGAACAGGTTGGTATTTCACAAGGTAAACTATACAAAGAGATTAATAAAAGAAAATTGCAGCAACAAAATTAGGCTATCCAATAATGGGTGGTCTTTTTTATTGTCTTAAAAGGTAGGTGAAACAATGGATTTATGAACTTAGACAAGTTAACTCCACATGAAAAAGAAGAACTTCTAACCTTATTGGAAAAGAAGCAGCTTGAAAAAGTCCGTAATAGTTACGTTGATTATGTTGAATATGTGCATGAAGGCTTATATGAACACGCTAAACATACAAGGTATCTTTGCAGCATTATTCAGGAAGCAATTGAAAATAAGAAACGTATGGTAAATGGTGAAATACCACTAAAAAATCAATACATAGCCTTATCAATACCACCACGACATGGTAAGTCAATGACAATTACAGAAACCTTACCTAGCTTCTATCTCGGGCATTTTAAGCACCACAGAGTTATTCTCGGTGGATATGGTACTGAATTTGCAACTAAGTTCGGTAAAAAGAATAAGGAAAAAGTTGAACGATTTGGTGATAAGTTGTTTGGAATTGGAATTAAAAAAGGTACTTCTTCTGCTACGGACTGGGACATAGAAGGACATAGAGGTGGTACTATATCTCGTGGTATCTTAGCAGGTGTTACGGGTGAAGGTGCTGATTTAATGATAATTGACGATCCCATCAAGACACGTGAAGAAGCTAACAGTGAAGTAACACGGGATAAGATATGGGGAGAATGGATTGATTCCTTTTCAACACGTTTACACCCTGGTGCAATTGTAATTATCATAATGACACGTTGGCACGAATCCGACTTAGTGGGTAGGTTGTTAGATCCTGAATATGGTCAACCATTACCCTGGAAAGTAATTAACTTACCACTTGAAGCAGAAGATGAGAATGATCCATTAGGTAGGCAACTAGGTGAACCGTTATGGGATAGATTTGGTTATGAATTCATTGAAACACGTAAACAAATGTCTGCTTCTTCTTTTAACGCACTGTTCCAAGGTAGACCAACTTCACAAGAAGGTAACATTGTTAAGCGTGAATGGTGGAAAAAGTACAGTACTTTACCTAAAATTCCACGAAAAATCATGTCTGTTGATGCCACTTTTAAGGATTCTGAGACATCTGACTACGTATCTATACAAGTGTGGGGTAAATCAGGTATCAATGCTTATCTAATTGACAGACACAAGGCAAGAATGGACTTTCCTACTACATTAAAGAAGATTATTGAAATGAAGGCTAAACACCCTGACATCAGTGGTATCTTTATTGAAGATAAAGCAAATGGATCAGCAATTATCAGTATGTTACGCACTAAAATTCCAGGCATTATTCCTGTTAATCCCCAAGGTGGTAAGGTGGCACGGGTTAATGCGATATCTGACTATATACAAGCTGGTAATGTATGGCTGCCTAAAAATGAGCCTTGGATTGAGGACTTCATTGAAGAGTGGGCAGCATTCCCTCGGGGTAAAAATGATGATGATGTGGATTCAGCTTCTCAAGCATTAAATAAACTGTTTTATTACTATGCTGAAATCCCTGTAGAAACTGATCCAGATAATCCAACACCGGAAGAAAAGCATTCACAAATGATAAAAGACATGACAGGTGGTACTCCACCTCCAGGAATATTTAAATGGGGTTGATAATATGGAAATTCTAATTGGACTAATTACTGGATTAGTCTTATTTGCCGTTCTCGCTTTAGGATTCTTCATAGGATATAAATTCACAAATAAACACAAAGCTACATCTCTCGAACCTGTATCAGAAGAAGCTAAGCGTAAAGCGGAAGAAATACAAAAGCACTTTTCAAATTTAATGAATTATGACGTTGCAACAGCGTATCAACGGAAGAAGGTGGATTAATGAATGGTAACAGTCACTACACTAAGGACTGGGAACTTTATATTGCAGGTAAGAACTATAACAACAGGTTAAAACCCAACTATTACGATACTGTTGATACCAATTTAGCATTCTTCCATGATGATCAATGGAGAAATGTAGGCGGAAATGACAACATGCCTAAACCTCAGTTCAATATTTTGAAGAGGGTTATAACCTTTCTAGTCGCTTCACTGACAACAAGTAAAACTAAACTTCACTTTGAACCACTTCTCTATTCAATTAATAAGGAAGAAACAAATAATATTGATATATCAGACTTTGCTAATGCCCAAGTGTCAAACTTATTTGAGAAGTGGAAGATGGACTTCAAAATAAAGGATGCTTTATTCGATGCTTCCATTACCGGAGATTGTGGAGCACACCTATATTTTGATATGTCTAAACGCCCTTATGGTGGAAGCGGAGCTTTCAAAGGTATAAAAGGTGAAATCGAGCTTGAATTAGTGGATGGGGTTAACGTATATTTCGGCAATGCGAATAATCGAAGAGTTGATTCTCAGCCATATATAATCATAGCCGGACGTTCTACTGTAAAAGAGCTTCAAGCAGAAGCTAAACGCTATAAGCAAGATGAACGTGATATCAATACAATTGACTCTGATTTGAGCTATATGGAACAAGCTGGAGATGCAGGGAAAATTGAAGTGGAAACTGATGGTGATGGTAAGGCTCTTTATATCATTGTCTATCGCAAGAAAAAGGTTAAACGTGTTAAAAAGGACGAATTCGGAAATGAGATCACTAATGAATTAGGGGAAAAGGAAACTGAAGAAGTTGAAACAATCATGGCTTCTAAAAGTGTTGAAAATGCCTATATTTACAAAGATATTGATACTGAACTAAGTTGCTATCCATTTGCTTGGTTGAATTGGGAAAAACAAAAGAACCAATATCATGGTAAAGCAGTTTGTACAGGCATTCTTCCTAATCAGATCTTCATTAATCGTATGTTTGCAATGGTTATGTACCATTTAATGATGAGTGCATTTCCAAAAGCAGTCTATAACGCTGACTTAATATCTAATTGGAATAATGAAATAGGTTCTGCAATTGGCGTAAGAGGTGTCGGATTAGAAACCAACATTAAAAATGTTGCTGGATATTTAGAGCCAGGAACAATGTCCAATCAAATTTTCCAAGTTATTGATTTAGCCATGCAATTTACAAAGGAATGCTTAGGTATTTCTGATGCTGCTATTGGTAATATAAAGCCTGATAACACTTCAGCTATTATTGCAGTTCAGAAAAGTTCAGCTATTCCACTGGAAAATCCAAGAGCTAATCTTTATGAGTGGATAGAGGATATAGGTAAGATTATTTTTGATATGATGGGCGCATATTATGGCACTCGCCCTGTTGTTTTAGAACAAAATGGTGAAAAAACTGTAGTAGATTTTGATTTTACTCAATTTAAAGATCACTTTTTTAATGTTCGTGCTGATGTGGGTGAGTCTTCATTTTGGTCTGAAATTGCTGCATTGCAAACTTTAGATAATTTATTAGCTTCTGACCGTATTAATTTCCTTCAGTATCTGGAGAGGGTTCCTGATGAGTTAATACCACAAAAGCAACAATTAATTACTGAAGTAAAAGCTAAAATTGAAGCAGATCAACAAGCATTATTACAACAACAGCAAGTAGATGCTGAACAATTAATAAGTCAGCTTTCACCTGAAGAACAGCAGGCATTCTATAGTGCTCCGCCTGAATTACAACAACAGATGTTAGCTCAAATACAGCAACCACAAGCACCTCAAATGTAGGTGTTTTTATTTTGTCCTAAGCATGACATTAAAAGGCTAACAATTCGCCAACCATAGCGAAGGAGGAAATTGAAAATGTTTGAAGATGATGTAATTTTACCTGATGATTTTCAGGCAGACCAACCACAGTCTGAAGAAGTAGTAGATGAAACACCTGTTGAAGAAAGTTTCGATACCAACGAACTGGAAACAACAGAAGATGAAGTAACACCTGAAGTTGAGCAAAATACGGAACAACCTATAGATCAGCAACCACAAACCATTAAGGTGAAGTTCAATCATGAAGAATTGGATTTAAGCCTTGATGAAGCCATTCAATATGCTCAAATGGGTATGAATTACCCTAAACTTCAGGAACGCTTGCAAGCTCTTGAATCGGATCCTAGCAGATCCTTTGTTGAGGAAATGGCAGCAGAACAAGGTATGGAAGTGAATGAGTTTCTTGAAGCTGTTAAAGAAGCCCGGGAACAACAGAAACTAGATGAACTCATACAACAGAACATACCTGAAGAATACGCAAAAGAAATGTTGGAAGCACGTAAGGATCGGGAATCTCGTCAGAAAGCTGAACAAGAAAAAGCTGAACAAGAAAAAATGGACGCTGAGTTCAATGATTTCTTTCAGCATTTCAAGCAGGCTAATGATCGGGATTACAATCCAGACAAAGATCAAATACCACAAGAAGTATGGGAAGCACATGCATCTGGAGTGCCTTTAGGTTTTGCTTACTTACAATATCATAATAATCAATTGAAGAACCAATTAAAGGTGCTAAAACAAAATGAATCAAATACAAAACGAGCGCCTATCGGAAGTGTTACAGAGTATGGAAGCACAGAAGTAGCAAGTGAGGATGATTTCCTCAAAGGTTTCAATTCAATCTAAAAATTTTACTAATGGAGTGATAATAAATGGCAGTAAATTTAGCTAGTAAATATGAGAAAAAAGTAGACGAGCGTTTTAAATTAAAATCGGTAACACAAGTAGCAGTCAACACAGATTACGATTGGAATGGTGTAGATACCATTAAGGTATACTCAATTCCAACTGTAGGAATGAACAATTACACGAAGTCAGGTACTAACCGTTACGGCACAGCAGCAGAACTGGACAACACTGTACAGACTATGCTCTTAACTCGTGACCGTTCTTTCACTTTCACAATTGATAAGGCTAATACTCAAGACACTGGCGGTACAATGGAAGCTGGAAAAGCTCTCGCTCGCCAGGTAGATGAAGTGATCGTCCCTGAAATTGATATTTATCGTTTGGCTACTATGAGTGCTGCTGCAGTTGCTAATGGTCACACTACAACAGGCGCAGTAACCAAAGATAATGCTTATGAAGCGATATTGACAGGTACAGAAAAACTTGATGATGATAAGGTTCCTGTAGGTGGAAGGGTGTTGTTCGTCACACCTGGGTTCTATAACCTTGTTAAACTAAGTTCAGACTTCATTAAGTCTACTGATATTGCACAAAAGATGCTTATTAATGGGCAAGTTGGTGAGATTGATGGAATGAAAGTCATCAAAGTACCTACTTCTTACATGCCTGCTAATACACCTTTCTTAATCGCACATCCTGTAGCAACGGTGGGTGCTCAAAAGCTGGAAGATTACAAGATTCATGATAACCCTCCAGGAATTAATGGAAAACTCATCGAGGGAAGAAAACGTTATGACGCCTTTGTACTTGAAAATAAGAAAAATGCTCTATACGTACACAAAACTATTTAACTTTAATATTTACCGAGGTGATAAAAGATGAGTAAAGTATTTGTAGCTGAAAACGGTGAAAAGTTGGTTGCAAAAGATGAGATTCAAGTGGCTGCTTTTATAAAAGCAGGTCTTAAAGAAGAGAAATCTAAGAAGTAACAATGTAGGGTGGGCTAAGAAATTAGTTCACCCTTTTTAATTGTATTTAGAGGGGTGATTGCATGGCAATAAAAGCCCAGCAAGTATTTGATATAGCAATGACATTAATTGATGAAGTTGAAGAAGAAACAGGCAACGTATCTGTTGATAATCCTGCTTATAAGAGTAAATCTTTATCCATTCTAACCACATTGCAAGCGGAGTTGCTACCCATTACAGAAGACATAGCTGTCTTAGCAAGCTTAACTCAAGATTTATTATTACCTGATCGTATTTGTTTACTTGTTTTACCTTATGGTTTATCAGCTCATTTATTACTTGCTGAAAGTGATGATACAGGAATGGCTGCATTCTACAATAATCGCTATGAAGAGTTAAAACGGAAAATACCTACAGAAATTAGTCCTATTGTTGATCTTTATAATGTTGGAATGAGGGTTGACTAATGGCTCAAATGAATTCGAGAGTAAATGCTTCACCTCCCCTTTTACGCATAGAACCATTTAAAGGAATGAATCTTAGCGTAACTCCTACTCAAATAGATCATTCCCAAAGTCCAGATATGCTGAATATGAACATAGACGAGCGTGGGGCATTAAATAAAAGAACCGGATACGAGAGGATTATACCTCATTCATTAGGAGATGGAAATATAAATGGGATGTTTCTGTACCGGAAGAAGGATGGTACAGAGATTTTTTTATTTGCTCATGGTAACAAACTTTATAAAGGTGATACAGTACCAAACTGGCAGAATGAACGTCTTGCGAAATGGGGAGATGATGATTTAACACAAACCTGGGAAAGTGAGGTGTAGATATGGCTGAAAAAACACCATTTTTAGATTTGTATCAATGGGATACAAAAGATACGAAGTTAACAACGATTCAAGAAACAGCGAAAAACGTAGTCAAAATGGATACTAAGTTTCAGGAATATTCCACAAAGATAGAAGAAGCATTAGTAAAGGGTCAACAGGCTCAGGAACAAGGTTTATACGCAAAAGACCAAGGTGATTACGCAAAAGTACAAGGGGATTATGCTAAATCTCAGGGGAATTTGGCTAATGAAAAAGCCCTATCAGCCGATACTGCTGCAACAAATGCAAACTCAGTTGCCGAAACCTTGAATTTGTTAAAACAAGACGTAATTACAGCTACTAACAATGCTAATAAAGCAACAACTGAAGCTAATGCTTCCACATCAAATGCAGATGCCAAGGCAGAATATGCTAAGCAACAAGGTGATTATGCAGTAACAAAAGCAACCGAGTTGGAACAGAGGGTAGATGCTGCCATTGCGGAAACAACTAACAGTGCCGAGATCATTGACGCTCGTGGCGGGAAGGCTACATTAAGGGAACGTCTCAATGAGCATAGTGAACAGTTGGCAGAAACTGTACAGTTAATCAAGCCTACTGGAACAGGAAATGATAGCACGAATATTAACATGTTAATTGCAAGTGGTGGGAAGTTTCTTGTAAAGAAAGGAACTTATAATATCGTTGAAGATATTCAAGTGAAAAGCAATACGAGAATCGAATTTGAAAAAGGAGCTTTTTTCCAAAAAACAGCAACAGAAAGCAATATGTACTATATGTTAAGCATTGATTCTGTTGATGATGTTGAAATTATAACACCGCAACTTATCGGGGATAGAAATGTACATTTAGGTACGGGTGGTGAATATGGACACGCAATAAATATTGTCCATAGTAATAAAGTGACAATCCATGAACCTGATATAAAAGACTGTTGGGGTGATGGTATCTACATTGGAGTTAATTACTACGGGGTTAACACCAAAAAGACGGACAACATTAGAATTATCCGACCTATTATTGATAACGTGAGAAGAAATGGAATTTCAATTTGCAGTGGGGGATTAATTGAAATTATTGATCCTGTTATCAAAAATGTAAACGGAACAGCACCACAGGCAGGAATTGATATAGAACCCGAAAGTGCACACAATGAAGTTTATTTAGATAAACTAATTATAACAAATCCCATTACCGAGAATTGTAATTTAGGTATTACGGGTTATTTAAACGGACTGGATGGAAAAGACACTATTATTGAAATCAAAAACCATAAAGACATAGGTTCGGTCAACGGTTTTGTTATTTTCAACGGATTAGCCAACGTAAAAGGAGTTTTTGACTATGAAAACTCCATATTAATGAACAATTACCACAAAGGAATTAGCATCAATGATTATGGGATTAATATGCCAACACTTAAAATAAAAAATCCTACTATCATAGATTCAAACCAAATGAACAGTGCAGATGATGCTATTGCTTCTGCTATTTATCACCCTCCTACTAGCGGGACAGCCGGTGTTGGTAACATAGAAATTGAAAACGCTACGGTTATCGACACAAGAGAACCAAAACAAATAAGATATGCGATTAATATGGCTGATAACTTACTTAAAAAGGTTAAAATTATTAATCCTAAACGATTAGACACTTCTTTCAGGCACATTAATTTTTATGCAACAGAATCTCTTATAGTTGACGGACTTGGAGTGACAACCACAGAAGATACGTATAGTGGTGGTTTAGATATTACCGCTCAGAACTATCGTTCAAAAAGAAGAAACACCAACGCAACTGATTTTATCACTTATAACCTAAAAGAAATACCACACTCTTCACCAGTAACGTTCGAGGTGACAGGAAACTTTAAAATAGTAATTAACGCTCCGACCGGTAAAGCCATATTCCCTTTGACAACAGTTGGACAGAAACTTGAATCGAGTGTGAAGGGCAGCAAAATCACACTAACACCATTGAGTGACGGTAATTGGACAGTTGATAGAACGATTGGTACGTGGACAGTGGTTTAATAAACAGTTGGATCAAACTGTTCACTAAGGCAACTCTTAAAAACTGTCCTTTTATTGTGTTTTTTGAAGGTATTTATCTTTTATGTAACTAATGATTTTCATCAAGATATCATTAAAGAACATAAATGTAGCATCTAATTGTGAAATCAAATTGCGTTCAGTAAAGGAACGAAACTTATTAATAACAAACTGTTTGCCTGGATATAAATTTCCAGATGGATAAAGAAATGAGGAAGCAAAGAGTTCATTCTGTTCCAATACACCAATGATATTCCGATGTTTAGTCACATTGCAAAATGCACGGAGGTATTTTGTTAGTTCATTTTGTTTCATTTCTAATAATAGAACATTTAGCTCTTCGTCAGGAATGTGATATTTAAATATCTCATCAAAATATACTCGCTTTTTTATTGTTGAATTTAATAATTTAGCATTAACCCATTGTGCAATAATATCAAGTGAAGATTGAAAGGTTAGCATCATTGCTGTGAATTCAGAAGAAACTGCTATCAATTGTTCTTCTTCGTTAAAATCCTTGATTGATTTTAATGTTTGCATATGATGAAACGCAGCAGATTTTAATTTAAATTGTAAAGAATCTAAGTAAATGTTTGGATTCATAATTTCACTTTCCTCTTCCATGAATTGGTTTCTTTTATAAATCAATTGTATCGTTAAAGAAAAACAGAGAAAAGACATTGTTTACTAACTTTAAGAAAGGAGGGTGAACATGCAGGTTTGGCAAAGTGATTTATATTACTTGATAAAACCAGTCGAATTACACTCAGGGATATCTGATAATCAGGTATCCTTTTTTGTTATGAATGACAAATGCTATATCTTGGACGGTGTGAACTATCTTGAGTTTGACGGAACAACCATGAAAGCTGTGGAACCGTACATTCCGACAATTTCAATATCCAAGGAACCTGCTGGAGGTGGATCAGCACACGAGGACTTCAACCTATTAGGAGCAGGATTTAAAGACAGCTTCAGTACACTAGGTACAGATACAGTATTCCATCTTTCACTAAAAGGATTAGATACCACAGTATGTAAAGCAGAAGTAAATGGAGTGTCCATGACTGAAAATAACGGCTTTACAGTAGATCGTGTGAATGGAACAGTAAATTTTACAACAGCCCCGGCTAAAGGAACAAACAATGTGATAATCACTGCTTATAAAACTCAGGTAGGGTTCCCAGAACGCATTAAGAAATGCCGTTTCCAAACTATGTATGGCGGTTCAAATGATACGAGGGTGTTTATCAGTGGTAATCCTGATATGCCTGATTATGTATGGCGCAGCGGTTTATATGACCCAACATACTTTCCTGAAAATGGTTTCTATAAATTCCCTGAAGATGTAAAGGGGTTCTCTAAACAATACGATTACCTTGTTGTTCATCGGGTGAATGGTAAACATTTGATTTCATATGAAATTGGTGCAGACGGACTTGCAACGTTTCCTTCTAAACCGATTAATGATCAGATTGGGACTCTTGCATCTAAGTCGATTCAAATCATTGAAAATAACCCTGTTTCCTTGTCAAAGAATGGTGTTTACATGCTTACTGCGTCAAACGTAAGGGATGAACGTAACGTAACTCATCTATCAGCACCCATAGATGCTAAATTGTTAAGGGAACCGAACCTTGATAAAGCCGTGTCTGTGGAATTTGACAAAAAATACTGGCTTGCGGTGGATAATAATGTCTACATGTATGATTACATGGTACAAGAATGGTTCTTGTATGATAATATCCACGCTTCAAATTTCCTGGAGTATAAAGGAAATCTTTATTTCGGGGATCATCAGGGGTTATTATACCGATTCAAGCGTGATGATGAACCTCGTGCTTTTCATGATGATGGAAAAGCTATTAATGCATATTGGACATCAAAGCATTTCACATTCGGAGCCGATGAATTAAGGAAGTTCGTTGAAAAAGTGTTCTACAGTATTAAGCCAGGAAGCAGAACGTCAGTTGATCTGTATTATGTGACCAATAAAAAAGAGAGTGAACTTGTTAAAAGTACTCGAATGGATTTATTCGATTTCAATGATATAGATTTTAATAATTTTAGTTTCTTAACAAGTATCTTCCCTCAAGAAACTATGGCGAAAATTAAAGCAAAGAAAATTACACATTTCCAATTGATACTTAAAAATGATAAAGCGGATGAATCGCTTGGTATTTTATCAGTTGGTATTAAATACAAATATCAATCTTATGTGAAATAGAGGTGAGGACATATGACATTACAACCATTAAACGGATTTACAAAAAAAGTCGCTGATATGCCGGATAGACCGAATCGGCAATTAACTACTGCTGAAGTTAAAGCGCAATTTGATGCGGCTCCTGAAGAGTTGAGGGTGTTTGTTAATAACATAATATCGCAGTTAAATGCTGATTTTGCATTGAAGCAAGAAATCAATAACATTGTGCTCGGACAGATTAATGACGGTAGTTTGCCTGATATAAAACTGTCAAATGATGCCGGTCAGATTAAGGATAGGTTAGCGAAGGATATAACAGATCTAGCGAACTTTAAAGCGGAAAAAGCACAACCTAACGGTATAGCAACTTTAGATGCAAACGGTATTTTAGCACAATTACCGTATGTGACCGGAACGTATACAGGAAATGGTGTGAATGGTCGTTTAATTGATTTAGGATTTCGCCCTAGCGCTGTATTGGTAGCGGCTATGGGAGGCAAACAGTTCGAGGCTGGAACAAACAACTATTTTTATGCACTTGGTGGGTTGGTTACGGCTGCGAATCCTACATTGACTGGCAGTACATTAACGATACTATCCATTCAACCAACAGGTTTCAATGTATATAGCGGAAGCGATGCTTCATCAATCACAAACTACTCTCAAACAAATGCGAATAACGGTGTTTATACGTATATGGCGTGGAAATAAAAAGGAGTGATTCTATGATAGTTTACAAAGACAACAAAGGATTTGAATCCAGGGAAGATAAACCCAGTGAAAATTGGACAGATGCGGATGTATTCGTTGTAGAGGACGGATCAGAATTAGCACAAAAAATCATGGCAAATTACCCTTATTATAATTTTGTTACGGATCAAGATGGTGAATTAATCGACATTACACCAACAGAAAGACCACCTGAGCCACAGGAACCTCCATCAACGGAGGAACGGTTGCAAGCTGTAGAAGAAACGTTAACGGCTCTGTTAGGGCTGTAGGAGGAATCATATGTACAATTTCATTCGCAATCAATGGATCATGGGGAAATATACCCCGGAACAGGTACAAAATGCAGTAACAAAAGGATATATCACACAAGAGCAAGCGGATACCATTCTGGCTACACCACAAGTAGTATAAACACCTTAAGAGGTGTATTTTTTATGGGGAGAAATCCCAATTCTTTTTAAGGGGTGAAACAATGGCAATCACAAAATCAGTAGTAACACCTAAAAAACCAACTGTACCAAATAAACCTACAATTACTACGTATAATCAATCAAATGTGCAGACAGCATCGTCTAAACCAAACGTAACCATAGATCAGAATCAACCTAATCCAAATGTGACAGTAGGAACGAAAGCAGATGGAACGAAAATATTTTATCAGACGGGTACCCCTTCGGGAGGTGGTGGAGGGGGAGGTTCATCCAAACCAAAGACTTCTTCTTTTAATCAACAAGCATATACCCAGCAATATCAGAATCAGATTAACAGTATGTACGATAGACAGAGAGAGGCACAGTTAAATCAATTACGTGCAACTCGTGATCGTGCTGTAGGGGAGATTAATCAACAGAAACAGCAGGTCGCTCCACAGTACCAAACTATGCGAAACCAAAGCGATGTAGTGAATACTCAACAAGTTCAAAGACTACGTGAAACAATGGCTGCAAATGGTTTACAAGCAAGTGGAGAAAATGTGACTGCTCAAACAGGATTGGCTAACCAAAGACAATCAAATTTAAATTCTCTAAACCTACAAGAGCAGCAAACAATGAATGACCTTAATCGTAGAATAACTGATTTAAATAACCCAGCAGAAGAAAATGCATTAATCGCAAACCTTGAAGCAGAACGTGCTCGTGCATTGTTAGATATTGGTATGAGGGCAGATGAAATCGGTTATTCTCGCAGTCGTGATGCAGTTATGGATGGTCGATATGCCGATGAGACTAATTACAATCGTGGAAGAGATTCTGTTGCAGACCAACGTTATGCTGATGAAACAACCTATAACAGAGGGCAGGATCAAAAACAATGGGATTATCAATCGAGTAGAGATAAGCTCAACGATTACTGGAGACAGCGTGAATACGATGCCAGTAGATATGACCTTCGTAAAGAATGGGATTACCGAGATAAACGGGATAGAGTATCGGATGAACAGTGGCAGAAACAATATGACGCTGGACGATATGACAGAGCAAAAGATGTGGAATGGAGAAAAATCACTTATAACAATATGTCTGCATCCGAAAGAGCACAACTTGAATGGAATAAACGACAATACGGTGAAGACATGGCATGGAGAATGTTTGAACTTGAGTACAATGGCGAGTTAGCACAGTCGCAATCACAAGCTGAATTAGATTTCTACGGGAATAATCCATTAAATTTTCTTCCGTAGGTGAAGGAGGGGGATCAGTAGCTGATTATTATTTAAATAACTTTAGAGTTTCCACACCTTTTTCTCCTGGAAAGGGGATTAATGATGGGTGGCACGCTTCAGGACATAACGGGGTAGACTTTGCAGGTAAAACTGCAGGAGCAGCAGACGGAATGAAAATTCCTGCCGTTATGGGTGGAAAAGTTATTAATGTATTTAAAAACAATAAAACTGCAGGAAATGCCATTGTCGTTCAAGGGGCAGATGGACGTGTATATCAGTATAATCATATGAAAAATGCTCCTTCTTATAAAGTGGGAGATACCATAAAACAAGGACAAGTGCTTGGATTAATCGGCAGCACTGGAAGGTCATCGGGACCACATCTTGACTTGAAGATTTCTCAAGGTGGTAAGTATGTTGATCCATTGAAAGTAATAAAGTCTATTCAGGATGCCAGTCTTAAAAAGAATAGCGGTGGTGTTCCTGTTGGTAACCTTAAAGATATTAACAGTGAACCCGTTTCATCTAAAGGAAAAGCAAGTTTTCCAAGCTCTTGGAAACTAAATCAAGCGACAAAAGCACCTGGATATCAAACTTATAAATCACATCTAAATGAAGCGTTGAAATCAGGGAAAATACCTGCTGACTGGGTTGTTGATTTGACTGAATTGGTGGGACGTGAATCAACGTGGAATCCTTCTGCTAAGAATCCTAACAGTACAGCCCATGGATATGGGCAATTCCTTAAATCAACTCGTGCTGATTATGAGAAGAAAACAGGGCTAAATTACAATAACCCTGTTCATCAAATTATTATGATGGCTCAATATGTGAAAGATCGATACGGCACTCCTGAAAAAGCATTAGCATTTTGGGATAAAAACAACTACTACTAGGGTGGTGAAGTATGGCTATTAATCGAAATAAATATAAAGAAATATTTGAAAAGCGATTCGGTAAAGGTTCTTACGATGCAGGATTGAAACAAGCCAGTGATATTGGAACTTCTAAGGTGAAAGCAGAAATAGCTAAAGACCAATACATGCAAGCATTGAAGGAAGCTCAAGCCGCAGCGAAGAAGGCTCAAAAGGAAGCGGAAAAGAGAGCAGAAGAAGAAGCAATGTATGGTGGTCAGAGCAAGAAGTCTTGGGAAGCTAAAAATAAAGCCCAAGGTGAAATCACTAAACAACAGGAAAAAGCACAGGCTCAGGGAAGGGGAGGTCATCTCCCTACCCGTGAGAACCAAATGAAGGAACGTAAAGCCATTGAAGAAGGTAGAAAAAAGACTTTAGATCCAAGTGAAATGACTCCATATGCTCGTGGTGAATACGATAAACCGAAGGAAAGTAAAAAATCGGGTCTTGGAGTACTTAAGGATTTTTTAACAAGTAAAGATGTTGATAAAGATGGTGATCGTGACGGTCTACTTGGCTTAATGGATAGATTTGTCGCTCCTGTTTCTAAAGGTGCTACTGAAATGTTTATCCCAGGAAATTCTGAACGAATGGCTAAAAATAGTCCTAAGAATGCTGTAGTAAAAGCAACGCAAAAGGATAGAGGCTTAGAAACGAAAGTCTTAAACACTATTGGGGCAATTGGTGCAACTGCGGTTCCTTATGCCAAGGGCTATAAAGCGGCAGAAACTGCAGTTAATAAAAAATCCCAAAACTTGCAAACATAGCGAACCCTTATGCTAAAAAAGCAGTAACAGGAGCAATGGCAGGTGGATTAGCAGAAGCAGGTATTTCTGCTACAAATGAATTAGCAAACTCAGAAGCTTATAAACTAGAAGATCATGCAATTCGTACAGGGTTAGGGGTAGCTGGAGGGGCTATTCTTGACCCTGCTTTATTTGGTATTGGTAAACTACTTAAAGGCAGAAAAGGCACTAGTACCGAATCAATGGTTAATGAGGATGAATTATTGAGACTTCCAGTCCCTAAATTAGGATTACCGGAGCCGCAAACAAGATTACCTGAACCATCTAGGGTTGAACCAACATTTGACACTTTTACTAAAGCATTTAGCAGACCTGAAAGTTTGTCTAACCCTATTCCACAGATGCCAGAAGTTTTATCTCGTGAATTATCAATGAATCGATTAAATAAAGCTGGGTTAGGTTTTGGATATAATACCAAGAATACTCCAAAACCTAGACCAAACTTATCCATGATTGAAAGACCGATTGATCCAATGAATCGAGGACAACAATACTGGCAGAACAGATATGAGGATTTTGTTAAAACCGTTCAATCAAATTATGATACTAACCGTCTTACTGAAGAAACATTAGATGATTTATGGTCACAGTTTGCTAAATATGATGAGCCTTTAAATCTATATCAGGTTGTAGACCTAGCATATCCAAAAGGGTTTGAAGCTCCTCCAGTTCCCAAACAACCTCAACCTGAAGCACCTTTAAAAGCAGCTTTGCGTGGTGATGAGCGTATTAATGAATTACTCAAAGGGTTTTACCCTCCAACTCGCCCAGAACCAAAAATCAGTCGGCAAGCAACGTTAGACGAAATGTTTCAAAGAATGAGGGATTTAGCTCCACCAAAAAAGGAAACGCCTACCCTTGAACCACTACAATTTAACAGGTTAATCAAGACAAACCAAGCTGTGAAAGAATCTGCAGCGGGGGCGGAACCATCGCTAAATCGATTAAGACCTGGAAGAGATTATGAACCAATTGAAGCAATGCCCCGAGAGGCAGAATTTGATAACGGGGGTAAGTTAATCAGATTGAAAGATGGAGATCTTCCCCGTGAAGGAAATGAACCTAGTCCATCTTTGGCTGAACTTCAAAATGTAAAGGATATTAGTCAATTACAAGTTGGCACAATGGATCCCTACAGAATTGCAGAAAGATTACCCCAAGAACAATCTACGAGAATTATTTCTAATTTAGATAAAGCGAAGAAAGCCAATATTGATTATCAAGAAAGAATAACCAATGATCTTTATGAAAAAGTGGTCAAAGGGTTGGGTATCAAAAAAGGCTCTAAAGAATCTGCTTTAGTACAGGACTTTGGTGAAAAAACATTAGTTAAGAAGTATTTGAGAAAACGTGGTATTGATCCTAAAAAGCTTTCAGAAGAAGAAATTAATAAAATCAACCTACAACAATTGAAAAAGACACACCCCGATTCTTGGAGCAAGATTATTGAAGCGGATAAATACTTTAGAACAATCTACAATCAAATCATTGATGAAGTAAATAATGTGCGTTCAACAATATACCCTAACAATCCTGAAAAGTTAGTCCCTAAAAGATCTGATTATTACCACCACTTCAATGAGCTAACAGGATTTGAAGGAGTAAGGAATTTATTTGATACACCTGCTAATATTGATCCACACTTAGAAGGGGTATCGCCTTACACAAAACCTAACACGAAATTCCAAGGGTTTATGCAAAAACGAGGATTAGGTAAATACAAAAGTGATGCAGTAGGTGGATTTATTAAATATCTTCAAGCAGCTTCACATTCTATTAATATCGATCCTGTTATTCCGGTATTGAAGAAAACAGCAAATGAAATAGCAGATGCTACTGAAGAAACCCGAAATGCCAATAAGATCATTGAAGCATTACAAGATCACGCAAATGATTTAGCAGGAAAGACAAATCCTTATGACCGTTTGATACAAAAGATGATTGGACGTAAAGGTGTTCGTATTACGTCTGCTTTAAACAGTAGAGTAAAAAGTAATATGATTGTTGGAAATCTTGCTTCAGCATTGGGACAGGTGGGAAGCGTACCATTAGGTATAGGTAAGGCAAAGCAGTATTCTATTCCTGGACTAAGAGATACTTTAATACAAGCAGCTACTCAAATTACTGGGAAAGCTAATAAATCAAACCCTACATATCAGTCACAGTTTCTTAAAGAACGTTTTTCAGATAAACTGTATCGGAGATTTGACCAACGATTAATTGAACAACCGAAGAAATTAGCCATCTGGCTACTAGAGACGGCTGATAAATCAGGTACTACATTTATTTGGAATTCAATGTACCATAAAGGTCTAAAAGAAGGGGCTACAGACGCTGTAAAATTTGCTGATGCTGAAACTCGAAAGATTGTAGCTGGTAGAGGCGTAGGCGAGGTTCCATTACTTCAGAAATCTAAAACCATGCAAATATTAGCACCTTTTACTCTTGAAGTAGGGAACCAATGGCGAGTATTAAAGGACATGGTTGGGGAAAAAGATGCAGTCGGACTAATGACTTTCCTTGTAGCTTCTTATGGTCTCAATGAAGTAATGCAACAAATCAGAGGAAGTGCAGTTTCCTTTGATCCTGTGGGGGCTATTCAAGAAGGATTCACTAAAACAGAAGGAGATGGAACTGATAAAACAATTGGTGCGTTAGCTTCTTTAAATGGCGAAGTTGTCGGTAATATACCTGGTGGAAACTTGCTCACTCAATTTGCAAATACAGAAAAGAAAGTTCCGTTTACAGATTTAAAGTATAAAGAATTATTTGGAGAACGGAATCCTAACCGATTCGGAACAGGGTTAACAGTCTCAAAGGCTCTAAATGATCCGTTGTATGCTTTACTTCCATTTGGAGCTGCACAGGTTAGGAAATCAACTAAAGGTTTAGATGCAATGGTTAACGGTGGTGTTTACAAAGAAGATAGTAAGTTTATACCTTTCAGTGGAGATAAGTCGGAATTAATGTATCCAATTGAGGAAGGTTCCTTAGAAAATATCAAGCTTCCATTATTCGGTACAAGTGCAGTCTCAGGAGCTAGAGAGTATTATAATAACAAACGTAAACCATTATCAGAGAAGCAGACAGCAACTTATGAAAAGCAAAAAGAACTTGGAAATGGTAAACAGTATTATGATGCACTGATGGTATCAAGGAGATCCAAGACGCTTAAGAATAAAGTTACGGATATCCAAAAAGACAAGAAATTGTCAGAACAAGAGAAACTTGAAAAAATTCAAAGGGTTATGACTGAATTACAGAGTTTAAAAAACTAATGTTATTTTTTCCTGAAAAGGATTATAATGGATATTACTAAGTGGTTAGGGGGTGATAAGATGCAGTTAATTTATTGGATTCTTATTGCCCTTCTGACACTGTTTATATTAATTGGTATTAAAGATGGAATATCCACTTTTTTTGGAATGTGGTTCGAGTATGGGTTTAAATTTGCAGCATTGACAGCCATTTTAATTAGCTTAATTATAGCACCAAGTATAATAAAACAATTTGTACCGGAATATTATGATTATTCTATAGGTGTATTAATTGGTTATATTATTCTCTTAGCTTACTTACGACTTAATACGAAAAAACATGAAGAATACAAGATTGAGGACTGAGAAATCAGTCCTTTTTTTATTTTAAAAAGGACGGTGTCATATGGACTTACAATTAGTTCATTCTTATTTATTCGGAAGTGTTAAATACATTGACTTGTTATTGGTTTTAATGGTCGTAGACCTTGTCATGGGAACATTGAAAGCAATTAAAAACGGAAGGCTTCGGAGTTTAACTCTGTACCTTGGTTATGCCAGGAAAATAGGGACTTTTTGTGTAATTATAGTCGCTAATATTATTGATATAATATTAGATCTAAATGGAATCGTTGCCTATGGTACGGTTCTTTTTTATGGGTATTATGAGATACTTTCTATTTTGGAAAATTGCGGACAATTAGGAATGAAAATTCCACCTATAATTGCTGATAAATTACAGGTACTTCAGCCAACTGAAAAGAAAGTAGATGATAAGAATGAAAATTGATGATATCAGAAAACAGACAGCCGGGGGAGCCAGTAAACGTTCTTTAAATCAAATAAAGAACATCGCTCGTCATCATTCAGCAACATCTGATGGTGATTATAACGCCTTCTGGAATAACCGATGGAAAGGGTTAGGTTGGAAAACAGGGGGCTATCATGAATTAATTCTAAGGGATGGTTCAGTGCAACTTTGTTATGATCCTGAAGTCATTACAAATGGAATTAAAGGTCATAACACTAACACTTATCACATTTGTGTAGTAGGCAATGGTTCATTTACTGAGGCTCAGGAAGCTACTTTTAATGAACGTTGTAAGTTAGCTATGAAGCGATTTAACCTATCTGCTGATAAGGTGTTAGGTCATAAGGAATTCAAAGGCGCATCAACTGAATGTCCTGGAATTGACATGAACATTGTTCGAGCTAGATTAAAAGATACTCCTGTTAAAACTGCTTCAATGGATGATGGAAAAAGGTATCGTTTATTTACTGGCACATTTGGCACTATAGCCGATGCTGAAAAAGCTGCAGCTAAGATTAAAAAGGATTATGGATACATTACTTACATAAGAGAAGAATAATAAAAAGCCCTTCCGATTGGAGGGGCTATTTAATATATGTCTAAAACACTTTCTAATTCATCGATACGATTTTTTGCGTCATCTAATTCATACTGCAAATCATCATTGACAGTAATTAAATCCTCGTTTTGTGTCTCTAATTCTGTAATTCTTGTGTCCATTTCTTCTATTACTGTTTGCATTTCTTCAATTTGTAACTGAGTATCATCATAATCAGCAGTCGATGTATCGGAACATCCACTCAATATAATTGCAACTCCAATAATTAACCCACAGATAGTTTTCTTCATAATCAATCCCCTTTATTTATCCTTAATTTTAATCAACTCGTCTACCAAAATATTCAATTCCCTTGCAATTATAGCAGCTTGCTCTAAATTTGGTTGAGTTTTATTTTGTCGCCACTTAGAAAAAGTTTGCTCCGATACATTGCATAATTTGGCAAGATGTTTATTCTTTAATCCTTTTTGTTCCATCCAAAAGTCTACTCTATTCTCAAACATACTATCCCCCAATACCCTTTTATAACTAATTCTTCAATTTATGTTGAATTACCTTTAACGAAAAGATTCATAAAAATTAAACAAAAATTTAATGTACAAGATAACTAGACAAGCAGTTGCCCATACACTTTACTATACGACACGAAGGATATGGTCTATCACACTACAATGAATGGAATAAAAATCATCAACTACTTGCAAATTCTATACTTTCATTCTTCCTATTCGTATTCGTTTATTGTGCAACTATATCTACGATATATCAAAAGGGGGCGTGGTGGTTTGTTATTCAGTTTAGTTACAACTGGCAGCATGTTGGGTGTACTTGGATTTTCTTACTACAAAAAAACAAATTTTAATAATGACAACGATAAGATTTTAAAAATAGCAGAAAATTGTGGCTTGTATACTAAAACTGAAAAAATGAAATTGTATCGTAGAAATTACAACAAGAAGGGGAATTACACTGAATATGTCTACAAAATACCTTTAGGTATGGAGTTAGAGGACTTTAAAAGTAAAATCGGTAAGTTTAAAGATGGTTTAAATAATCGAAGTGTAAGGATGATTAAGTTAAAAGACTTTAAAGGATTAACATTTGACAGCACTATACTGAAGCAACTTGAGGACATTATTTATAGTCGTATCCAACTAAGTAAGGAAATTGAAATGGAATATGACGGAATGTTAAAGATCAGAGTTTATGAAGAAGGATTAAAATCTGAATACAGATTCAAAGAAGAAATGTTCAAAGAATTAAAGAAATGGGAAGTGCCACTAGGAGTAAGTTTACAAAGGGTAATTAAGATTGATTTTGATGTAGCTTCTCATGTGTTAATTGGTGGTGCTACAGATATGGGAAAGTCAAATGTATTAAACCTCATAACAACTGTCCTGCTTCACAATAATCCTAATGATGTTGAATTTACGTTGATTGATTTAAAAGGTGGACTTGAATTTTCTAAATACGAACATATCAAACAAGTTAAAAATTTTGCTACAAATGCTGATCAGGCTAAAGAAGCATTGGAAAATGTGAAAGCAGACATGACAAATACATTTGAATTTTTGAGAAGTAAAGGGTTTAAGAATGTTAAGCAAGCTAAAATCAAAAAACGACACTTTGTAATTATAGACGAAGCAGCAGAACTAGCCAGTGATGGAGAAACAGACAAGGAATTAAAGAAAGTAAAAATTGAATGTGAAAATCTTATTAAAGACATCGCAAGAAGAGGTAGAGCAAGTGGTCTGAAATTACTCTATTGTACCCAGTATCCTACTGTTGAGACGGTTAGTAGTCAGGTGAAAAGGAACTTAATAGCAAGGGTTTGCCTTCCAGTGGATACAGCAACAGCTAGTTCAGTAGTTTTGGATGAAGGAGGGGCTGAAAAGTTACCGCTAATTCAAGGTAGGGCAATTTTTAAACGCCATAGAAAAACGGAAATGCAATGTTATTACATGGACGATGAAATAATCGATAAGGTTATAACTCCACACATCACCTTTAATCCAAGGAGTGAAGAAAGTAGTGTATCACACAACTTTGAAAAAAAATCAACGTCAAGAAAGTATACTACTATCATTGAAAAAGCTTGATTATTTAACACGGAGTCAAATACAAATTATTCATGATTTAAAAAGTGACCGCAATGCTCAACGTGTTTTAAAGGCTATGGAAGAATATTTACATGTAATCAAAGACGGTGAGAACATTTACTATCTGAATTCAAAAGGTCGTGAATTAATTGATTGTGACAAGGTAAGAAAAAGTACAGGAAATATCCAACACTATATCATGAGAAATTACCTTTACATTGTTTTAGGGTGTCCTTCTGAATGGGAAAATGAAATGAAAATTACTCACATTGAGGGAAATGAAAAGATTACTTGTAGACCTGATGCTCTAATTAAAAAGGGAGACATTTACACAGTAATTGAAGTTGATAATACCCAAACAATGAAGAAGAATCTTGAAAAGATAGATAAGTATCGGGTTTTAAGGCAGCGTGGAGCGTTTGGATTTTTTGCCCCTAAGTTTATATGGATTACCACAACAGAACATCGTAGAAAGGAATTAATGGCAGCTAGTCAGGGTTTAAATGTTGAGGTTTACACTGTATCAGACTTCAAAAACAGGGAGAGATGACATCATGTTTAAACGCAAAGTGAAGGAAGAAAGATACTCCGTTAAAGAATTTTTGAATCTAAATAAGAAACCTGTAATTGCTAATACTCCATTTGAATTCAAGAGTGAAATGGCTGAATCCATAGGTGTATTAGGTGGTTTAAGCCTTATACCATTAGCTACTAAACCTTTCTTTGAAGCAATTCCTGCAATGGCTGCTGAAGTACCGCAAGCTGTTACAGTTACGTCTACAGCAGATATGACAGCAAAGTTAATGCATGCCTTTGATCCATTAATTACTCTCATTCAGGCGGTTGCTTATCCGATAGCATTAGTTGTGGTCTTAGGCGGTGCAATCATGGTAATGATGAGAGAACCCGAAAAAGGATTCAGTATGATGCAATCAGCCGGACTTGGATATATTTTAGTTCAGATGGCACCTTTAGTCCTTAGCATCTTGGTTGAAGCTACAAAATTAATGTAATTATGTGGATTAAATTAATAACAAAAGTGACGGATGTAGGAATTAAGACTTCGGGGAAAGTGCTTAAAAGTGATATGAGTAGCCCTCTAAATCAAGATACTATATCAGTAATTGTAAATATTGCTAAAGAAATCCTATTTTAAGGAGTGGACACCTGTGTGGAGAATCTTTAGATTTATGGGTTACAAGGTACAGGTAAAAGTATTTGATGAAGGTTCTCAATTTGGAATCTCTGAGTTTCCAAGAATAAGTAAAATGTGTGTCCATAAAGGCAATAAATGGCTACTAAACTATGATCGTGGATGGGATTTTAATGATTTATCACCAACAGCTTACAAGCTTCTGCTTAAATTTCTGGAGTGGGCACTATGATTAAATTTTGCATAATCGGAGCATACGTGGCTCATAAGATTTGGTGGAAACGGAATAACAGAGAAGTGACAATTAAGTGGAAAACATTCTTTAAAGAGGCTTAAAAGCGGAGGGATTGTTATGAAATTGCTGAACCAAAAAGAGGTACTTCAAATTGTTAACAATAGAAAAGAACTCCTTGAAATCTTGATTGATATGGATATGGTTAGTTTGCTTAAAATTATTCAAAAGCATGAATTTAGTGGATCTGATATTAGTCAATTACTCGAAAGGGGACTTGAAGATTTCCGTATCGAATTTAAGGAATTCTTTAATGATGTTTATGATCTAAATGTTGAAATAACAAAAGAGGATAGACCATGAAACGAAAAGATGAACTTTTTATTGAAGTCCTTATATTAGCTCGAAATATGCTTGAAAGTATGGAAGAAGATGAAATTCAAGCGCAATTTGGTTCTGATTACTACTATGAATTACAAAGATTTATAGGATGGGAAGCTATGGGGCATTGGAGAGAAAAGGGGTGAATTTATGATAGTCCGAATCACAAGTAAATACGGCTCAGTTGATTCTATTCATAAAACACCACATTCGGGAATTGATATAGCTTTAGAGGAAGGAACACCATTAAGTACCTTTAAAGAAGGCGTAGTCAAACACGTATTGGATTACGGAAATTCAAACGTAGGCAAGGGTGTAGTCATTGAACATAGTGATGGTACTCAAGCGATATACGGTCATTTGAGCCAGATAAATGTACACGAAGGCGAATATCTTCACGAAGGTGAACAGTTTGCATTGAGTGGTAATACAGGGCGTTCAACAGCAGAGCATTTACACCTTGGTTTCAAGGATGCAGAGGGTCATGTTATAGATCCCTCTCCTTATCTTGATGAAGTAAGTAAAAATATCGGTCAACAAAGTTTCTGGGATAAGTTTGTAGCAAATGGGCGTGTAGGTGATGGAATAGGGGACATACCACAAAATAGTGTATGGGAGTGGTTTGGTGAAAAAGCTGCAGAAATTACCGTTAACGGTGCTGTTACTTTTATGTCGGATATTGCTTTGGCGCTTCCTGTCCTCACCATTATTGGCGGTACTGTGTATGTTTGCCTTAACATGTTTAGTTCGGGGCTTGCTAAATGGAGTGCAATAGGGACTGTATTATATGGGTTACTAGTTGTTAAGGGGTGATTAATCTTGAAGTGTGATCACTGTAAAAAAGCAATCCAGGAAAGTGCGGTAATTATTTATAGTAGCGTATTAGGGATATTTCATGATAAATGCTTTAGTGACCATGTTTATTTGAGTTTTAATTGTACTAAGGGAGAATTAAGAAATGTAAATCAAGGGTTATGGTAAAAAATATAATTAGTGCAGGATTTATAGATATTTTGAAGAAATATATAAGAAATATTTTTTAGGGGAGTGATAGAATGTCCAGCATGGTGACAATTGTTGCTGCAAGTAGCGTTAAAGAACTAAATAAAAAACTTGATGAAATTAAAAGAGAACATGAAACGAGAAATCCTGAAAGAGACGTAGAAGTTAAAGTAATAAATCCTAAGCCAGAAACTGTTGAATTCAAAGATTGGGAAGCTACTTCTTTTACAGTTGGTGTTGAATTGATAAAACGGGAGGAAGACGAGGTATAGAGGTTTTTAATAAACAATTCTCAAAATATTCATAATAACAACACATAAACACCTTCCAAATAAGTTATCATTGTTTTTGGGAGGTGTTTTTTATGTACAAAGTACAATTCGTTAATGCCTACACCCAAGACATACTTCGAGAAGAAGAATATAAAGAAATAATGCTTATTCTAGAAATGGTAAGTTCATTTGAACAAAATAAGGATAAGAACGAGAAATTAAACAACCCAAGCTATATTTTCGATCATCAAAGACGTACATGGGAAGCTTTTTATTTATCTCATGTAGTAGTTGAAGAGGAGAAGTGTAGGATTTATAAGTTGTTTTTTAAAGTGAAAATGTCAGAAATACAGGCGATAATTAGATAGGAAATAGAAGGAAAATATCTCCTTTTGTCGAAATAAGTAGACAGGAAGGGGGGAGTAATTGTGAAAGAGTATAAAGATTATCGAACGATATATATTAGTGCTCAAGGTGAAAAAACAGATGCTGAAGAGATAGCTAGAGTAATAAATATTTGGGCTGAAGATGGAGCAGTATTACATTCTGTTGTTCCTAGAATTTATGAAGGAAGTACAGAGGGTTATTATATAATACTTGAAACGACAGAAGTTGAATAATTTGTTAAGCATCCTTTCCGGGTGCTTTTTTTCTAAAAAGAGATTGCTGCATTAATAACAGGATATAGGGAGTGAAACAACGTTTGGACTTAATAAAAGATTTATCGGATATTCTTGTAGAAGAATACAAGAAATTGGGTATACCAATTCAAAATAAAGATACCCACCATTTATTAACAGGTTTCTTTAATCTTAGCGACAAGACTATTTCACCTAAAAGAAGAACAATTCGAATTTCAAAAGAATTAAACGAAAAAAATCTTGAAGAACCGTACAATGAGTACTTAAAACAGATCAGACATAAATTTAAATATGGGAAAAATGTGAATACTTATCTAAGTAAAAAAGCTTTTAAACCTGCTCAAAAAGATCCTCTATTATATGACTGGGGCATACATCATTTACATTTAAATAATGAATTTTCTCCTGAAGGTTTTGTGGAAAGGTCAGATTACTTATTGTTTTGTATTATAAAGAGCGACACTGTTTATTTTATTGACGTAACAAAACATAAATTAGATGATCGAACTGAATTTTCTCAGCAGAAGTTATTGAGAATTGTTAAGAGTAATTGGAGTCATTTGCTTGAACCATTTAAGATGAAAGGTTTTTCATCACTCGAAAGGAAAATGACAGACAAAGATTATGCAGAACTGAGACATGCAGGTGCTATGTCATTTGTAGAAATAGATGGAGAAGTGTTCGCTATGATTGGAGGGGGAATCTCCACTGCAAGAACAAATATTAAACATACAATAAAAGCGGATAATGTTTTTAGAAGCTTAAGAGATATGGAAGAACATCTACATCAAATCCAAAAAGATTTATTGGAAATTAATCTTAATACTAAACTGCCGCAAATAAATATCAACTATAAATTGATTCAAGAAGGTGATTCGTTCTTTGTGATTGAAGAAAAGTCAGGAAATAAAGTAATTGAATCTAAAAGCCTTTATAACGTGATTTTCGGTTTAAAAGATTTTATTAATAACTGAAAGTTTCAACATTGGAACTTTCAAATTTTATGTTTATAAAACGAACAAATGTTCCGTATAATAAAGAAAGGAGTAAAGGGGTTGATCTAATGGGAATCAAAGACAGGGGAAAATTGAAATGGCAAGGGGCATTCTTTATGCCAGAACACGTTAAACTGCTTCGTGATATGCACACAGATTATCACCGGATAAGTAAACCAATATTGGATGAATATCAAATTGAAGAGTATGAAAATAAGATCTGCTATGCAATGGAGTTTGTATTGTCGGTGAAGGTTACAGTTTGGGAAGATGGATTTGAGAAAGAGTATATAGGGAAAGTTTGTAGGCTGGATGAAATACATAAGGTGATTTATTTGAAATTGCATAATGAAGAAGGATACATAATGAGGATAAAGTTTGATACTATAGTGGGGGTCGTGGTACTGGAATAG